CGAGCCAAAGAGAACTGTGACTGCTCAACAGAAAGAACACGACGTGCATAATATACACGCTCAGTTGCTGTTGCTTCTGATGTTGGAGCTTGACCAACTGCAATTAGCTGACGCTCTGTTGGAGCTGCACCAAGTGCACCTGCTTCCAATCCTAGTGTGTCAGTTGCTGTTAGGTCACTTCCTGCTGAAGCAAGAGTGCCCTTCTTTTGGCCGAATACTGCTAGAATATTTTCTAGTGTACCTTCTGCCATTTCTGTTGAAATCTGGACCATCATCGCAGACTTAAATAGCTTAGCTGTATCGAGCAACTGATCAACAGTTACTGAATCGAATGTTGGCTGGTAGCTGATTTGAAGACCGTTGTTTGTAAAACCTACGTTGCGGTATGCCGCTGCTGTAAGTCCTCCTGCTGTGTTTACTGTAAGCTCATTAAGAGTATCTGTGTATGACTCTCCTGAAGCAAATGCTGGTACGAGTGTAGAGTTATTTGCTGAACCTGTGTTAGCAACTCCTGCCTCCATGCTGTCATCGTAACCTGAAACTGTAGAATCGTCTACAGACAAGAATAGCGGTGATGCACCAACAAGAATGTTTTTTGCATTTCCAATGTTTTGTGCCATTGTTATTTCTCCTTTATTTCATGAAATTAATATATATATATTTTGGCTGGCTAGGCCCTTTCCTCTGTTCTAATTTTACTCTACTACCTAATAAAAGGCAAACTAGGCAAATCTGCCTTGGCCATTTGTTATTCTTGAGTATTTTACCTCTAATACTACATCTGCTGCAAAGAAGCCTTGGATTTCTTCTGATGGGGCTGTGGCTGATATATCTGCTATTTGTATGCTATGGAACTTGAATTTATCTGATAGCCCCGCCCATTTATTCACATCTCTGGCAGACTCATCCATTCTTCTAAATTCATCTGTAAGGAAGTTTCTCATCTCAACAATATCCAGCAAGTCTGGCGAATATAGGGTAAGAAGGATTTGCTCGCAGCATATCATCCAATTATTCTCATATGACATACCAACCTTATCGTAGACTATATGCTTCTTTCCGCTCAAGAACTGATTCATTTCTGGTTGCTGCTGAACTGGAACTATTGGTATCAGAGTTTCATCTAAGTTGTCTGAGTAGTAATCATTTTCATCAAATATGCTTATAGACTTAAGCCTATTCCATAAAAATTTTCTTATTTCAAACATTGCATCTAGTTTATAATTAGCCATTTGCTAACCTCGCAAATGCTGCTGATGTTGCAGCTTCTGCTTCATTTGCCAGCTGATTTGGCGAGAAGCTATATTTAACTGTTTTAACTTGTGCTGGAACACCTAATGCTCTAGACAATGATGAGTTAAATAGTCTTTGGAATCCCGATTTTTTTATAGATAGATTAACTAGGTTGCCAGTAAAGAAGTATCTATATTGTGCAAAGAATGCATTTTTAGTTGCCGCTCCGCCTGGCTTTCTAACAGTAACTGATTGCCCCTTTGGCATGAATATAGTATATCCATCTATATCAAACACAAGCCTTTCTGAAAATCTTGGGGCAATAACTACAGTCTTTCCCTGCTCCATTATTTCAGCTTTTTTTATAAAGACATGCTTATTATTAGAATTTTCAGATGGCACAAAAGATTTAGAGTCAGTTAATTCATAATTAACTTTTAATGAAAGCCCGTCGGCTGGGAGCTTCTTTAACTTAAATAGTCTTGCTTGATCATCGCCTATTCTTCCCCACTCATAAACATGATGAAAAGATTTAGGTGCCGTTCTTGCCTTAGCATCTATATAGTCTCCGAAATCAACTTGAAGTTGATCGAAGATTACATTTCTAAATGCCGATTGAAATTGAGCATTTTCTGCAAGTTTAGCCATGACGTTTGTTTTATAAAACAGTGCAGCAGATATCTGTGCAACTGTACTGTCTCTTATTGCACCACTTACTGGCTTATTAGCCATAAGGTTAACTAATCCGCTTGCTGCTTTAATTGCTAAAATTTCAGATGCCAATCTTCTGGTTCTCCGCTCTCTGCAACGATGCGTTATATCCGACAACATTTCCAAAAGGGTCTGATATAGGAGTTGTTCCTATTACATCAAACACTGTTGGTGTATCATTTGGATAATTTAGCTCGTACCATATAGGCTTACCGCTAGCATCTCTAATATTTTTTATCTTGTCTCTAGGGGTTAGCCGCTCTGCAGTTCTGGTTTCTACATATTGATTGTTTGAGTACCTATTTGAAAAATTTTGATTGTCGTTTGTTCTATTTCGGCTTTCTGTAATAATTCCTCTAGCGTAGCAGTCTAATGTTTTTATGTATAAGAACTCTCTAATAATTGCACCAGTATCTTTATCCTGTTGCTCTTGTTGTCTGTACACATCCATTTTCATGGTCATGAGGCCGTCCACTAAGTCAAACATTACACCAGAACCATTTGTGTTATTACGTAGTCTGCAAGTAGCTTGTCTGCGTATGAAGAGCCAGTTCCACTAAATGCTTCTGAAGAATACTCAAAGTCCCAATCTGTTGTGGAAACCTTTTTAATATATCTGTCTTTCCAGACACGATCTTTTGCAAAGTACATCTTCATTATTTCTACAGCTGCGTCACGAACCTCATTTGGAACATACTCCCAACCAAATCTGGCGTACACCTTATAATTCTTAGACCTTCTAAATATATCTGGAGAAGAATCATGAATTGATGGAGGAACCATTCCGTTAGCTATATAAACATCATTATCTAAAATAGACGCTATGTTTACCTTTAAACCAAAACCGCTTGTTGTGGTGTCAATAGTCAGCCCAAGGTTATTAACTTGATTTAAATTATCAACAAGAAGCTGATCATTTGCGTGAAGGGTATGCAGCCTATTTACTTTTTTAGTAAGAGGCATAGTGTCAGAATCATTTCCTACTGAAGAAAAATAATCATCGTGTAGGAAAAACTTCTGCCCAGTATAGCCATCAATTATATTTCTTGCATATCTTTCAGCAAGCTTAAGTTCTTGATATGTCTTATGATTTGGATCATTTGAGTCTGAACCAAATCCCATTTCTTGTGCAGCCTCTTGTATATCTACATAAGGAGTTACAATATCAAGCATGGTGATATTAGAATATGCAACACTTTCATATTGCCATTCCCATACTAGCTTAAACTTTCTTGTTCTTGCTGTGTACGATAATGGTAAATAAACTACGTAAGAGCCTGTATCGACTTCGCTTTGTTCCGCCGTAAGAGTTGTAAGTATTGATTCTGGATTAATTGGTGGAGATATGATTGGGTCACCAGTTATGTCATAAACTTTGACAGTTACTGGAGAGCTAAGTGTTACAGCTTCACCCTTCACGTAAATCTTTGTTGTTGCGGGTGTGCTTGTGTTTACATATATCTCTGCCATATGTTAGGCTTAGTTGTAGTACTCCTGTACTTCTCTAGGTGTAGCTAATCTAAACCCTTCCTCCTTATCAAAAATTTCTTGAGCCACATCTGGCTTCATTGCTACAAACGGGTGCTCTCTTGTAAATGTAAATCCAAGCGCATCATATCTAGCATTTGGTCGATCCATCTTTACTAGAATCATATCTTCATCAAGCTTTTGATTTGGATCCAGTCTAGGAAGAATTTCATCTGCATCTTCTTTTGCATTTTCTATATTCTTAAGGGTTCCTTGGTAAACTGACCAAGTTACTCCTTCTTCTGCGAGTGCCGCAATTACATCTGCTTTATTTTTTAGTCCATCGACATCAACTGCAAAGTTTGCTGCTAGTGCCTTTAGATCCTTGACCTTAAGTGTGTCAAATGACATATATACTCCTTTGGTATGTATATAAATTATAGCACTAGAAAATTAAAATGAAAAGCCCCCAAAATTAATTGGGGGCCTTTCCAGCAAGTTATTTCTTAAATTAAGAAGCAACCTTAACGTCTTTTACAACTACCCATGCGTCTGCCTGCTCAATTTGGGTTCCAACACGAGTATACATTGTATATTCGATTGAGTCCTTCTTTGGCCAGAAGAATCGGTAAACAGTTACGTCACGCTTGATACCAATAACTACGTTATTAGGGAATGTCAAGTGAACGTCTCCGTGATCTCCTGTTGGTGTTGCATATGAGCCAGTCTGTGTTTCCTTAAGTAGTGGAACCTCAACAATTGGAATACCAAATGCGAATGGTGCTACGTACCCTGCTGGACCACCAAGTCCGCCTTCATTTCCACGGATAATGCTTGAAGCAATATCTTGTGGGTTAGCAGAACCGTATTGACCCAACTGTGAAGTTGAGTACAAGTAGTCTTGAATTAGGTTTGAGCCTGCAAGGAAGCGTAGGTCTGGACGACGTTGCTTGTACTTACGTGGCATAGCCTTAAGAGCCTTGTTGAAGATTTCACGAGACACGTTTGCGCCTGCTCCAGCTACTACATGGCCGTTTGCCTTTGCAATCTTAACAACACCGTCAAATGACTTGTATAGTGCATCTGATGTTAGAGCTGTGTTACCGTTAAGGACTACGTCCTCAAGGTCGTTACCAGCCTGTGTTGCCATAAGTCTTGCAATGTGATCTTC